AGATGCGCCCGTGTAAGTCGTTATCGTGAACCCGGTTCTGCTTTTGTTAGAAATAACATACCTGTCACCGTCCGCCAAGGTGGCCGCGATCCCGATAGCGGGCGTTGCCTTGAACGCAACCGGGAATGTTACGACGTTGGACCCTGTGTAGGTGATGTCATCATCTGACTCCAACCTGTCAGGAAAGGAAAGATCAACGCTCAGTTCCCGCACGGCTGGTGCGTTTGCTGGGCTTCCACTTTCTAGCACAGCACGGAAGCGCAGCGCGCGGGCATTGATGTCGCCCACGATGAAATCCCGATAGGCCGACCATGTGGGCGATCCAGCCGGATCGTCGTTGGTGGTAGATAACTGCGTTCGAACTGATGTCGTGTCGAAAGCGACAGCTTCTCCATCGAACAGCCCTTCGCGGGCGTCGAACAGGCCAGCCGCACCGTCAAAGTCGTTTACATAGTCCAAGAAATCGAGGCTCAAGGATGTGACCACCCGGCTCACATAACGCCCGCCAAGGTCGATATAGCCGTCAAAGTCATAGGTTCCGCTTGCAGCAACAGTGCCGCCGCCACCGTCGAACAGCCCAATCGCATCGTCAAAGTCACCCGTTAAGCTGTCGAACAGGATGGATGTATCAAGCGTGAGATAGTTGCCGATGTCATCACTGACTAAAACCACATCGCTTTTCGCACCCGAAAAGTCAGGATGCTCAATCTGAGTTTCCACGACATTGAGATAATCAATATCGGCCACATTCGTGTCGATCACGATGGTCGTAGCGTTGATGCTTGGATTACCTAGCTTGTCCACGGCCTTAATGAAATAGGTGCCTGTCTGCGCCGGGATCGTGGCCGTATTGGCAGGCCGCGATATGCGCTTTATTACATCAACCGCCTTCTGATATTCCGCACCGCTGGTGAGCGGCGAATAGCGCAGCTTGTAGTGCGACAGGTCCAGATCGCCGACAGGCGTCCAGCTTAGGTGCAGGGTGTTGCCGACCACGTTGGCCGAGAAGTTGGTCACATCTTCCGGCGGCGGTTTGAACAGCGTGGCATACCAATTCGTAATCGTGTTGTATGGGCTTCTGACACCAAGGTAACTAACGGACCTTGCTCTGACATCATAGTTGCCGTCCTGAATGAATGGAACTTCAAATCTCTTGTCAGTCCCACTGCCGACAAAAATGTATTCCGACTCACTAGACGGTTTGTATTCAACCTCGAAATAATCCCTGAATCCTGCATCACCGCCAGTAAGGTTGATCTTCAGAACGCCAGCGACTTGTTCGTTGATGATACGCAGTTCTGCATCCAGTGCGATACCTGGTGCCTGTGCTTCAAATGCTGAAACAAGTGTCGTGTTGTCACGCTCGTAAACGATGCCATCATCAACCTCGTCAAATACGCTCTCGCTGATTTCACGAAGGGTCATCTGGACTTGGAGTTCCATTCCCTCAGCAATCCCGAAGGTCCACGCGACAACTTCAAACTCTTTCTGTGACCACCCGAACCTGTCAATGGACAGTTGGATATTGTCACCAACCTGCACTTGGAAGGCCCGCAATCCAAACGCCGCGCTTACCGTCAACTGCTGACGGTTGCGCTCAAGGATAATGCGCGAGATACGCCGTGCTTCAATCGAGTTATCCGTGAACGGCAGTTCAATATCGACAACGCTTTCCTGCCCGTTATCAGCGTCAATGAAGGTTTGGTTCGTGACTTCCGGGTAGTCTGTAACCTGCCAGTCCGTTTCCTCGCCACGGAATGTTCCCTTCACCGTGTTGAAGTTGTCACGGCGGGAATGGCGCGTTTTGACAGACACGCTGGAACGCAGGTCGTCTTCCGTAAACTCAACGGATGGTGCAGTCCAGTAAGCGGGCTTCATGCGCCACTTGCCTTGCGCATACCAAAGCAGCCCGCCCATGCAGGTCAGTAGGTCGTTAAGGATGTCGTATGGTGTATCCTGTGTCGTGAAGTTGCCGTTACAGGTGTAGCGCGTCGTCCCTGCGTCCGTGTCAGTTTCATCACAAACGTCCGCCGCCGTGCCAATCAGCGTGTCGTCAACATTTGCTGCGGCCTCGTCCAGACCGTAACCGTTCGTGAGGTAATCCCGCAAGCAAAGCGCAGGGTTGTCTGACCATACGGTTGTATCGGAACGAGGGTCGTATACCTTTTTGCCTTTGATCGTTGCGGTGACCTGTGGAACCCCGTTCGGGAACACGTCACCGTCAAAAGCGTAGCGAATGTAGAGGTAAGAACAGCCACGTAGTCTGTGGTCGTTCGTCCATTCAGAAACTTCGGACACAAGGTCAGGGTCGGCGGCTTGGTCTGCCGTTCCGAGTTTCTTCTTGATGCGGACATAGCCGTTGTAACGAGACGGGCTTGTTACATTTCCACTTCCATCAAGTGTGACAATCTCATCATTAATGTAAATCTCATCAAACGATTCAATCTCATGTCCGGTATATGCAATTACTTCATGCAGGAACTTGTTATCCGTCCCGGTCGTCCCACGGAAAATAATAGCACCACCAACGCGCGCACGTCCGTAGATGATCTGGTGGTCAAGTGCGGAGCCACGCTGGTTTACATTGTATCCACGGGCGCGAGTGTCGCCACTGAGGGACGGAGTTTTTGGCTTTGGTGATAGAGCAGTTAGCGCAATGCCGATAGCAGCGCGGACGAGGAAGGATGCAAACGGACCTAGTGTAATACTAGCCCCGAAGATTGAAATAGCACCAATTGGACCAGCGACTAGAGTTGATACAGCGGCACCGATAATTGATGCAATAACACCCATTACTCAACACTCCAGTAATGGTCTTCTGCCGGGTTTAACTCCATCGTTTCCAAGCCATCATCGCCAGCGAAATACCCGAAACCATCATAACACACACCGTATGTGTATCCCGTGATGCCTTCGTTGTCCTCCTTGGCCACAATACAACCTTCTTCCGGCAAGTCTATCCTGTGGTAATGCTTATCCAATACCTCGTTGAAATGCCGAACGCCATTGTCTTTGCAAATCCTGCGGCAAGCACGAACAGCAGTCTTAAAATCATGGAACGGGTAATCGTCAGGATTTGCGTATGGCTTATCAAATACCTCATCCGCGTATAGATTGATGAACGTCACGCAGTCAAAGATACCCCTTTGCCAAGGTTCATCCTTAACTGACATCAGGAAAGATGGGATGCGCTCATTTTCTATAAAGAACGGATTCATTGCACAGACCTGCCCCAGACAATATCCTTGTCTTGCAAGTCTTCAACGAAATCAAAGCCCTTGTCGCCGGGGTAGACAGATTTCTGGTATCCGCTGCTGAACCTGCGAACTCGCGCCCGCTCAAGGTCAATCAGTTTGTTCTCAACCTTGAGTTCAATGGTTCCGAAATCAGCACCTTCCTCAATGTTCATCTCATCCATGTAGCCGGAAAAGACTTCGGTGAGATTGGAATACGTGTTCCCATCAACGACGCCGAAGTATATTTTGCACACACGACCCTGATACGGCTCCTGTAGCGCAAGGGATATGACTTCGCTAGGCATACCGCTCAGGGTGAGCGTAGCCCCACGAACAGCGATCTCGGACGTTTCCTCTATAGACGAGACGTTGAGCAGAGTCCCCGTGCCGGTATATGCGTTTCCGTCAATCGTCGCTTCACCAACGCCCGTCCAGACACGTAGCGGAGAACTGTCGAACAGCATTTCGATAGCAAAGAACGGCTTGACGATTTCATCATCAAGAGCGTCGGATACGGCTGTCGTAAGGTCGCGGGTTGCCATCAGACAAGCGCCTCCACCGCCTCGAAACTGATACCGTATGCGCTTGCGTTATTAATACTCCAGGATGACATCGGTGTGGAGAGCCGGAACACACCTTTCGGTGCGCTATAGATTACCGTCGCGTCAGTGTAGTCATCACGCAGTCCGGGCCAGATTTCCAGTGTGCCATTGCCTGTTTGATCCGCAAGAACTTGATGCAGTTTCGCAGTAGATGCCGACCCAAGTTGAATGTAATCCCCTGCAAGCAGAGAGCCTGTCATCGTGACGGTGACGCTTTCATCACCGGCAGACCCGCTCAGAGTGCAGGCGGATACCGTTCCACGCGGTGTAGCGTAGTCTGGGTCTCCTAGAAGGAACGTGCCTTGCTGGCCTTTGAGGGACGTAAGAAAAGCTTTCCACGGGGCCGCAAGGTCACGACGAATACCGGACGCCACGTTGACGCTGGCTTCCCACCGCTGCCCTTGGTGCGCGTGGATTTGCTGCTTGTAGGTGAACGGCGACTCGCTCGTGGCAACGGCGTTCATGGCCCGCAGTTCTATGGACTCGATACCGATGGACGTTGGTAGGGAAAGGGGAAATGAGAGTGCCATCAAAACGTTGCCTTCATTACACCACCACGCTTCCGCTGGTCGATGATCTGCTGCTGTGTCAGATTAGCTATTTTAGGTGCTTCTTGTGCGATGATCCTCTTGACGCTTTCATCACCATTAGCTTGGAAATTGAACGATTGGTGGATCACGATGGACTGTCCGCCACCGCCTTCTGCCTGCACACCGAGTTTACCATCACGCCCACGCTTGAGTGGCATGATTGCTTCCGGGCCAGCCTCGCCCATAAGTCCTGTGTTCCCGCGCATCGGGAACATGGTGGGGCTGGATACGACGCCGCCGTTGGCGAATGGGATAACGCGGCCAGCGTGGAAAGCGTTGCCGTATTCTTGTGCTTTGACACCGACACCTCCGGCAAGGGCACTGAGAATACCACCACCGCCCCCACCACCGAACAGGCTGTTCATAATGGGGCGGACAACAAGCATCTTGAACGCTTCTGCGAGGATTTCCCGCGCCATGTTCCTGAACGCATCTGCTGCCGTCGCGGAGCCATCCACGATAGACATGAAGGCGTCTTCCATTGCGGAACTTGCCTTATTGGCGACCTGCTCGATTGCTGCTTCGTAATCGTATGCTGCTGTCTGCGCCTGCCCGTATGCTTCTTGCGCCTGCGTCAGGAGGGTGTTGTATTCCTGCTGTGTGATGAGGCCGTGTTGGAGGGCGTCATCCAAGATGTCTACGCTCTGCTCGTAAGCCTGCGTCTGCTCGTTTGCCAAGCGGACGGCTTCCGCGAGGGCTTCGATACTGGGGATGAGGCTGGTGAATACGTCGCCGCCTCCACCGCCGCCGCCTCCGCCTCCATTTCTAGCTGCGGAACGCGCTTGATTAAGGCGCTCTTGTTCCAACTCACGCTCAAGAACGGCACTCCGTCGCGCCTCGACTTGCTGTTCAATAAGTTGTGCTCGAACAGTCGGCCCAACCCCCAAATCGCCGCTCTGTTGGAGGCGTAACCTTTCTTCAACCGCAGCAGCCTCAGCCCGCGCCTGCGCTGGTGATAGACCAGCCTCAAGCGCCTCGCGTTCCGTCCTGGCGCCAGCGGTTGAAATTCCAATACCTGCGGATTCCGATCTTGCTCTCGCCATTGCGTTTGCAAAGGCATTAGCTTGAGCGACGGCGCTGCTGAGAGCAGGGCCAATACGAGATGCGGCATCGGCTGTGTCATCGGCTGCGTCACCAGCAGCCCTTACAGCCCCCTCAAGTTCCTGCGCCTCGCGGACGAGGGCGATGTATGCGGCGATAGATTCAGCGGTATGGCCAGCCGCCATCATTTCTGTGACAACTCTTGCACGAGCCTGTCTGTTCAATTCGGTTTGGTATTCAACGGATTCTTTCCCCTGTTGCAGCTCGATCTGCAGCAAGCGGATTTCGTTTTGAATATCTTGAATCCGCTCGGCGTGTCTTGCGTTTCTCTGATTTTCTTGCTCTGTAATTTGGCGAGAAAGTTCTAGTTGGGCTTGCATGGCTTGCTGTTGCGCTTCCGCTTCTTCAGCAGCAATTCTTGCCGCTTCAGCAGAGCCGTTCATACGCGCCGCAGCATCAGCAGCAGCTAAAGCAACTTGTCTAAAGCTTCTTGCAGTATCAATTCCTTGCAAACTTAGT